CTGTCGTGAAAGATTATATAGAGGATAACTTAACTGCCCTTCGTAAGGAGTGCAATTTGCCACCTTTAAAAAATAAAAAATGATACTTAAATTTTTTATATGCATGTGTTTGGTGCAGGCCACCATCCAACTTCAGCTGGATTTTGAAAAATACAAAATAGTTAAAGGTGGTGCGTGACCTATCCATCGATATCGAAACGTACAGCGGAACTGATCTTACTGCATGTGGAACCTACAAATATGTGCAGGACCCAGACCATGCGATTTTACTTTTCGCGTATGCGTTCGATGACGATCCTGTAAGCTGCGTCGATATAGCCAGTGGTGAACAGATACCGGACCGTGTCATCAACGCCATGTATGACGCACATGTTAAAAAGCATGCCCACGGCGCCCCGTTCGAGCTAAACAACATAGAAACGTTCTTCTGGGAATACGGACCGCTTAAACGGGACCAATGGCACTGTACAATGGTTACGTGCGCATCGACAGGACTTCCATTAGATTTAGCTAAAGCTGCAGTTGCCTTGAAACTGGATGCCGGTAAGGATAAAGAAGGCAAAGCCCTGATTGAATACTTTTGCAGGCCGTGTAAGCCCACCAAAGTCAACGGCATGCGCACCCGCAACATGCCCTGGCACGCACCCGAAAAATGGAAAAGGTTTATTGAGTACTGCAAACAAGATGTTCGAGTAGAACGTAACGTAAGAAAAAAATTATACTTCAGCCAGCCTTCTGCCTTTGAACGTAGGCTGTGGCTGTTGGATCAGCGGATTAATGCTCGGGGTGTCATGCTCGACGCCGAGCTGTGCAGGGCGGCCATTTACATAGATGAAATCGTAACCAAGGAACTATCCACCAGGGCTACACAGCTAACCGGAATGTCCAACCCAAATAGCCCAGACCAAATAAAAAACTGGCTGCACGAAAATACCGGGGATCTGGTGCTGTCGCTCACAGTTGAAACTGTAGAAGCCATGCTGGAAAAATACGATAGTCCTGTTGTCCGTGAAATGCTGAAGATACGGCAAGGCATGGGCAAAACGTCAGTGAACAAGTACTACACCATGCTGGATTACTTGTGCGCCGATGGCAGGGTGCATGGCATGTTTCAGTTCGCCGGCGCCGGGCGTACTGGTCGCTGGGCCGGCAGGGGGCCGCAGCTTCACAATCTGCCAAAAAATGAAATGGAAATGCTTGACATGGCGCGTGAACTGCTTCTATTACGCGATTCGGATTACATGCGGGTATTTTTCAGCGATATCAGTTATGTGCTGTCGCAGCTCATTAGAACTGCCTTAGTACCTAGGCCAGGACACAGATTCATTGTGGCGGATTTCTCGCAATTTGAGGCCCGTATACTTGCCTGGTTTGCTGGCTGCCAATGGCGCCTGGATGTGTTCATGACGCACGGTAAGATATATGAGGCGTCCGCGTCCAAAATGTCTAAGGTGCCCATTCACCTGATAACCAAAAAATCGCCGCTCAGGGCTAAAGGTAAAGTGTCCGAATTATTGCTGGGGTATGGGGGCGGACCAAAAGCGCTCATTCGGGGCAAGGCACTTAAAATGGGCGTGAAAGAAGAAGAACTCCCAATGATCGTAAAAATGTGGCGCAATGCGAATCCGGAAATCGTTCAATTTTGGCGGGACGTAGAGAAAGCTGCCATATTAGCGGTACAAGGCTACCCGCAAAAACTGCATCACGGTTTGGAATTTTTCGTTGAAAAAAACATATTGTGGATTAAATTGCCGTCCGGACGAAAACTGGCATATCTACGTCCGCGTTTGGTAGAAGGCAAATACGGACCGGCCATACAGTATGAGGGGATCAGCGATAAGAAGGTCTGGGGTATGCAGGACACGTATGGCGGGAAGCTGGTAGAAAATATTGTCCAGGCAACCCAGCGGGATCTACTGGGGAATGCAATGCTACAAGCCGATGACGCAGATTATTCTATCGTTGTTCACGTTCACGATGAACTGGTTTGCGAAATGCCGGATGGTGTCGGCTCTGTTGATGAACTTTGTCAACTTATGATGCGGGGGGTAGGCCCCCAGTATGCCGGACTACCCCTGGATGCTGAAGGATTTGAAACGATGTACTATAAAAAAGAATAACATGATAAAAAGGCCCATAATGCGGTACCACGGCGGGAAATGGCGACTCGCACCATATATAATATCACATTTCCCGATACATAATGTATATACTGAAGCTTTCGGGGGAGCGGGTTCGGTATTATTACGAAAAGAGCGTTCGTACGGTGAGATATACAATGATTTAGATGGGCAAGTTGTCAATTTATTTAGAGTCATGCGGGACAGGGGCGAAGAACTAATGCGTTTAATTGAACTTACGCCTTTTGCTAGAGATGAATTTATTGAAAGCTATTCGACCTCAGATGATGATGTTGAACAAGCTAGACGAACTATATATCGGTCATTTTCTGGTTTTGGATCTGCGGCTGGATCTGGCTATAAAACCGGTTTCCGATCTTGTTCAAATAGAAGCTCAACAACACCCACTCATGATTGGCGAAATTATCCGATGGGCATACCCGCGTTAATAGAAAGGCTAAGGGGAGTTACGATAGAAAACAAAGATGCTGGAAGTTTGTTGGTGCAGCATGATAGTATATCGACTCTGCATTATGTAGATCCTCCGTATGTTCACATTACGCGGGACAAAACGAAAAAAGTAAAAAATGCATATAATTTTGAAATGCAAGACAGTGATCATGTAGAACTTTTGCGCGTATTAATTTCACTAAAAGGGATGGTTATTGTATCCGGGTATGACAACGAAATATATACTAGCATATTACACGGCTGGTTAAAAATCAAGCGTGATGCCTTGGCTGACGGGGCTAGAAAAAGAACAGAGATTCTTTATATATCACCAAATTGCGAATTGGGTTAAACAAACAAAAATGAACTACTATACCTCAAAAGAAATGCTGGAAGCCTTTGAAGCCGGGCAAAAGTCAATGCGGATCTACACCCCTAAAACGGTCACAGGCACACCCATTATGGCCGTCTTACAAGTTCAGCTAACCGGTGACAATTGGCTGAAGAAATTCAACATCGATCGGAAACAAGAAATATTAAAATCCTTTGAAAAGTAATGTGGCTACTCCCTTCGACTCACCCACTGTATTATCAATTTGTACGGGGCTGCGAGGGCTCGATAGAGGATTTGAAAGAGTTATCGGACCAGTGCGAACAGTCTCTTATGTGGAAATCGAAGCCATTTGCATCGCAAATTTGGCAGCGGAAATGGAAACGGGTCATGTGGATTCGGTACCTATATTCACGGATGTTAAGAGATTCCCAGCACGAAGATTTCATAACAAAGTACACTGGATCATTGGCGGATATCCGTGTCAGCCCTTCAGCAATGCCGGAAACAGACTCGGGGCCGATGACCCGCGGCACATTTGGCCGTATACAAAAAAAACAGTGGCTGATATCAAACCCTTCGGATGTGTCTTTGAGAATGTACCAGGGCACGTATCACTTGGACTCGACATTGTGGTCCGAGACCTTCAAGACCTGGGCTATGTCGTTGAAGCTGGATTATACTCAGCGGAAGAAATCGGGCAAGCGCACATCAGAAAACGGCTCTTTATCCTTGCCATCTTGGCCGACGCCTGTAGCCAGCAGGGCGGAGTACAGCAACAGTCATGGGAAACGGAAAAACAAATTGCCAGGGTGTGTGCTGGAGCCGCAGAACTGGCACACTCCAATGGTGCAGGACAGTCGGATAAGTGGGACAACGGAATATCAGTTGTCAAAGGGGCTACGGAACAACCTTCAGTTGGCGGCCCAGGTGAATCAATGGCCGACAGCAACGGCAGCGAACTGGCGAAGCGGAAGCAGCAAACAGCATCGGAAAAACAGCAGACCTTTGAACGAAATGGTAGTGTTGCACGACCCAGGCAATATCAGTACAGTTGGGAAGAACCTAGAACAATTAAACCCGGCCTGGGTTGCACAGTTGATGGGTATAACTTTAGAGAGGATCTTTTACGTGGGCTTGGTAATATGGTGGTAGAGCAACAGGCAGCTTTTGCAATTAACGATCTATTTAAAAAACACGGTATACATCTATGAACATCCAACTAGATGATATCCGAATCCTCTATATGTTCAAACTTTGGAAAGGTGGTAAAAAGCTCGAAACCCTGGACAAATATGAAGAACTTAAAAGGCGGTATAAGATCAATATTTTAGAGGAACTGCCGAAAGATAAATATCCTGAATTCATGAAAAAACTAGAAACACTATGATACCGAATTTCATGTGGGTGGATGTCAATGACAGATTACCCGAACTGACAGAACCGTGGATGGGCTACAATGATGCTAACGAACGTGTCGTGTTAGCCCTAAACTACGAAGTTACTGTGCTAGCCTATGACCCTGAAAAAGGCATCATTAAAGCCAAACTAGACAGTACTGGCTGGTCTGAAATAAGCAGTACTTCTATCAGCAGTATTGTCAATATCACCCATTGGATGTATTTACCTGATAAACCTAAAATTTAAATTATATGCGAATATCAAAAGAAAAAGCAATCGATGTAACTGAGGCACTTTGCAAACTAAGTTATGATGCCGCACTGGCATCTGATGAATCTTTTAGAGGTCTTATACTGAGGACCTACGAAGAGCAAACGCCAAAAAAAGTAAAAGAAGTTAAAAAAGAATTTCCGTCATGGGTATATACTACCGGCAACATACGAATAGGTGGCAGTGGTTTTAGCTATCACGATACATCAGTTGATCATTATGTTGTTTGTAATGATGGAAATCGCGCCAAAATGGACATGAGCAACAATGCCACAGCTGATATGCTTCGTAAAGCCAAAACGGAAAATGAAAAAGCCTGGGCCGACTGGAGGGCGCTGAAAAAAGATGTTATGAATACCCTGCTTACCCTGGGCACGACCAAACGGATCGCTGAGGTATTCCCTGAAGCTATACCATATCTCCCTGTGTCATTTCCGCCCCCAGCCCTGAATGTCACGAACCTGAAAAATCGCCTAGCGCATCAGCCAGTAGCACCCGCTAAAACACCAAAACCATGAACAAAGCAGATGGTTCACCCGATCTTTTTATCGATGCCCTGAAAGGACTTCATTATCTGTGTATATTTTACATAAGGGACAAAAACCTTACGGAGCTTTCACTATTCCTTGACCATATTGTAAGGCGTGATGATGTCAATGTACTGAAGACCATTCTTGTAGTTTGCCAAGGGGTACGGGATAATCCTATAATCAAGGCATCCCTTGACAGCATACAAAAGGACTTTCACGCGCTCATTAAATCCCATGACAGAGATAACCACAACAGGAGATAATCGGGATCTGATCCTCAAAGGTCAGATGTGCCCATACTGTGGGGGTCCGACACGCTTTGTATCATCGAAACAAATATATGATGATGCCGGATGGTATACACCGCGCAACTATTATATTTGTTTCCCCCTGGGTGAATCCTTCCCCACCTATCTGCGCTGTGATGCCCAGGTAGGTTGTCATCAAGGATCAACCGTTGCCCTGGGCCGTCTCGCCGATGCTGAACTAAGATCCCTTAAAAATGAAGCACATGCATGGTTTGATCCAAAATGGCAGAAGTTTGAACGAAGGCACAGAACGGAAAAGCATGTGGCCAGGAATCAACTGTACATCTGGCTGTCACGGGAAATGCAGCTACCCTTTCATGAAACCCACATAGGTATGTTCAACGCCGACCAATGCCGTCAGGCGATCGCCATATGTAAAGCCACTTTCCCCGGACTCAAACAACCACCACAGCAAATACTCTCTATTCATGACAGACCTTGGCGCACTCGATCTGGCTACCGCTGGTAGCCGCAAAGCCGATACGTGGAAAAATAAGACCTGGAGATATACGGACCTGGTTCAAAAGTTGTCAGTCACCCACCGTACGGCTGAGACGTTCAAAGAATACCTTGCCATGTCAAAGGACGTGCAGGACACCTATAAGGACGTGGGCGGTTTTGTCGGCGGATACCTCAATGGTGGCTCCCGAAAGCTGGGTTCTATCGTCCACCGACAGCTGCTTACCCTGGATGCTGACTTTGCCGTCCCGGACTTTTGGGGCCTGTTCCAGATGTTCTATGGATGTGAAGCCTGTCTGTACTCAACCCATAAGCACACGCCAGACACACCCCGATACCGGCTAATTATACCACTAGACCGGCCCGTCGATCGGGAGCAGTATCAGGCTATCATTAGGCGCGTGGCAGGCGACATCGGTATTGAAATGTTTGATAACACCGGATTCCAACCTGAACGGCTGATGTACTGGCCATCGACAGCCAAAGACGGTGTGTTCGAGTTCCAGCAGCAGTCCGGCGCGTGGCTATCAGCCGATCAGGTACTAGCCACTTATCGCGACTGGCGTGACATCAGTCAGTGGCCGGTCAGTGAACGGGTGGCTAAGGTGATCAACACTAGCCTAACCAAGCAGGAAGACCCGTTGACTAAGACGGGAGTAGTGGGGGCGTTCTGTAGAACGTATACGATATCCGAAGCTATTGCCACATTCCTGTCCGATCTGTACGTGCCCGCGGACTTCGGTGACCGCTACACCTGGGCCAGGGGGTCGGGTTACGCCGGTGTCCGGACCTACGACAATAAGTTTAGCTACTCTGAACATGACACCGACCCCACGTCAAAGATCCTGTGTAATGCCTTTGACTTGGTGCGTCTGCACCTGTATGGTGACAAGGATACTGACAGTCGTCAGGGCACCGCGTCCACTAAGCTGCCCAGTTACCTAGCCATGCTAGACATGGCTACGGCTGACAAAGCCGTTAAGCTAACCCTAGGCCATGACCGCATGGCCGGGGCTCAGGGTGCATTCGATACGGTCCTGCCCGGCAATTCAAATGACACCGCTAAGACACCCCGCCCGGCGCCGCAGTCGGAACCCAATGTCAGCATGTCTGATGACTGGCTGGCAACCCTGGACTGTGACCGCAAAGGAAACCCATACGGTACCTTAGACAACATGGTCATCATCCTGAAGAACGACCCGCTGCTGCGGGGTCTCCTGGCCTACGATGAATTTGAACACCGGGAAGTGCTGCTGAAGTCGCCGTACTGGCGCCGGGTGACGCCTAAGACCCGTGAAATCACTGATAACGATGATGCCAACATCAAAAGGTACCTGGAAAAAGCCCACGGGATATACAATACGTCCAAGACCAAAGAAGCCCTTCAGATCGTAAGCCAGCAGAACACCTATCATCCTGTCCGGGATTATCTGAATGCGCAGTCCTGGGACCGGGTTGAACGACTGGACACCCTGTTCATCGATTACCTGGGGGCTGTCGATGACGCATACACCAGGGCCGTGACTCGCAAATCGCTGATCGCCGCGGTTGCCCGGGTGATGCAACCTGGGGTGAAAGTTGATAATGTGCTGGTGCTGGTGGGGCGGCAGGGCCGGGGTAAAAGTACCATCCTGGGGAAGCTGGGGCGTGCTTGGTTTTCTGACAGTTTCACCCTGGCGTCACTGAAGTCCAAAGAGGCATTCGAACAGCTTCAGGGTGTGTGGCTGATCGAAATAGGTGAGCTTGCAGGATTACATAAAGGTGATATCGAACACATTAAAGGCTTCATATCAAAACAAAGTGATCGTTTCAGGGTGGCTTACGGTCACCGGGCCATGAACTTTCCCAGGCAGTGTGTGTTCTTTGCGACCACGAACAGGTATGAGTTTCTTCGCGATATTGAAGACAGGCGTTTCTGGCCTGTGGACATTGATGTCACGGAACCCAGCCGGGATGTTTTCCGGGATCTGACAAATGCCGAAATCGGGCAGATATGGGCTGAAGCCGTGGAAGCTTTCAAAGGGGGTGAAAAACTCCATCTGACCCCGGAACTGACGGCAGCGGCCTGTACCGTCCAGGCTGAACACGGTGAGGAGGACCCCAGGGCTGGCATGATCGAAGCCTACCTGAACAAGCTGCTGCCCGAAAACTGGGCTGACATGGGCCTGATGGATAGGCGCGTATGGCTCAGGGAAGACAGCGCGGACAGCCTTCAGCCGATAGGCGTCGTGAAACGCGACAGGGTGTGCGTAGCGGAGATATGGAATGAGTGCCTAGGGGATACCTTGAAAAACATGACCAAATATAACACAAAGGACCTGCACGATATCATGTTAAAGATGTCCGGATGGAAGCCTTTTAAGAGCAAAACCGATTTCAGACTGTATGGAACACAGCGCGCATATAAGCGAAAATGGGTCTTAAAAAACCACTAAAGTATTGGCAGTTTTCGGGAAGTTTTGGCAGTGTTATATATGACCGCGCACTTCTGGAAACTTCCAACCTACTGCCAACGAAAAACAGGTATTAGCAGTTATCAAAATCAATACAGTACTATATATAAGCTATAAACTACTAATACTGCCAATAAAATAGGTATAAGAATAAAATAGGTGTTTATGGTTATATATGACTTTGCACTAGATAAGTATAAGGGGGTTAAACCGCTTTTTTAACTCTATACGTACGTGCGCGGAGTTTTGGAGTTAATTGTAGTTTGCTTTAAAAGCCCACAAAATGAAATCAATAGAAAAAAAGCTAGAACGAAAATTAAAAGCCCAGGTGAAAGAACTGGGGGGCCTTAGCTTGAAATGGGTGTCACCCGGTTTCAGGGGTGTGCCTGACCAGATAGTATTCATGCCAGGGCGCCGGCTATATCTGTGTGAACTGAAAGACGGTGGTCTGACATTCGGGCCAATACAGCGGATAGTCAAAAGCATGCTGTTCAAATTAGGGTTCATAGTGGATTTGATAAACAGCGAAGAAGTCCTGGAAAGTTTTGTGGGTAAGCTAAAACGTGATCAGACAGCATGAAATGGGTAGCACGACCATACCAGACACAGACAGTAGGGCACTTGATGGCCGTCCCAAGGGCCGCGGCATTCCTTGAAATGGGGCTGGGAAAGACCGTATCCACGCTGACGGCCATTGACTTATGGACATATGACACCTACGAAGTCGTGAAAACTCTGGTAATAGCCCCCAAAGCAGTGGCGCTGACCACCTGGATTGATGAACTGGCAAAATGGGACCATTTAGGCCATTTGCGGATGTCTTTGATGGTTGGGGATGCAAATGCCCGGCGCCGGGCTTTGAGGGCAAAGGCGGATATCTACGTGATCGGGGTGGACAATATAGCATGGCTTATAGCAGAGCTGGGGGGTGTGTGGCCATATCAGGCCTTAGTGATTGACGAATCCAGTAAGTTTAAGAACCAGGCATCCGGTAGATCCAAGATCTTGAAGCCGTGGGCAGCCAGGTGCGACCGGGTAGTCCTGCTGTCGGGCACGCCCGCGCCCAAAGGCCTAATCGACATATGGAATCAGATATATTTTCTGGATCAAGGGGAGCGTCTGGGAAAGAACATTACGGGATTCCGCAATCGGTATTTTAGCATGATCCGCACGGATACCAACACTTCGTATATTCCCCATGACACATCATCGGACGTCATCCACCGGAAAATATCGGACCTGGTGATCAGCATGAAAGCCAAAGATTACCTGGATATTCCCGATAGAGTTGATAATTATATTGAGGTAAAGGCATCTAGCGAACTGATAGCCAAGTATAAAGCGTTTGAAAAGACGTGTGTAATGGAAATTATGGATGCTGAAATCACGGCATTCAACGCCGGGGCCCTCACGACAAAATTGCAACAATTTGCTAATGGGGCTGTTTATGACGCAGAAGGCAACACCCATGCGGTTCATGACCTGAAGCTGGAGGCATTAGGAGAGATAATTGATACCGCTCAGGGCAATAATGTGCTTATTTTCTATGCTTTTCAACACGATCTTGACAGAATTGTGCAGAAATACGGCGCGGTTTTGCTTAATTCAGACAATATTCGCACCGTTTTACCCCTGTGGAATGCAGGAAAGATCCCTTTGTTGATCGCGCACCCCAAAAGTGCGGGTCATGGGTTAAACATGCAGGACGGCGGCCACATACTTGTGTGGTACGGTTTGACTTGGGATCTGGAGCTTTGGCTACAAGCTATTGCCAGGCTTGAACGTGGTGAGATAACAAAAGCTGTCATTATGCACGTTTTGTACTGTGCCTGGAGCATCGAAAAGAGGATGAAAAGTTCACTTGGATCGAAGAAAAATTATCAAGATGCGCTTTTAGAGGCCACAAAAGCACTGCGGCTGGAATATTCCACTGGGCCAAATATTGCTTAAAGCAACATAAAAACAATATAAAAGCAACATTTTATGGATAAAAAGCAACAATTCGACACACCTGAAGACCTGGTAAACTACTGGTACATGACCCGGTGCCACAAACACCTGTCACGGGAGGAACTGGATTCCCTGGCCCAGATGGTCGAAACCGTTTTTAAACATACCCGACTTCAGTTTGCAGGGAAATCTGTTCATAACGGAAACTAACAATTGTTCGTTTGATGGCTGACGGGTTCACATCCGAACAAATAGGCAAAAAAGTATATTTGGGAAAACGGACAGTTGACGGTATCGTCGTTAAAATGCTTGAACAGTTCGACGTGACAAACAAAACTGCTTTGGTCGCATATTGCCTTCGCAAAAAACTCATTGACTGATGTGCATTACTGAAGGCTGCCAAAAAAAACCACGCAAAGGGCACAGGATGTGCTGTACGTGTGCGTCTAAAAAATACCGGGCTGCCAATCCAATGGCTGCATCATACCAGAATTTGAAACAAAATGCCAAGCGAAGGCATAAGATTTTCACCATTACTTTTGAGTACTTCAAGCAGTTCGCATACGAGACGAATTTTATCCCAGGGAACGGTAGGCGTAAAGACAGCCATTCTGTTGATTGCATCATTGCTGAGTTAGGATATGTGCCGGGTAACTTAGAGCGTTTGTCACTGCAAGAAAACGGACGCAAGAAAGATAAGATCTTGGTATATGATTGGCGAACCAGATCGGCCCTGGTGATCGATGGGTACAGGCCAGAAAATAAAGACGATAATATATTTTGATCTTTAGAAATAAAGTCTTTACTTTGTATAGATCCTTTAAAGATGCACCCTGAAAAAATACAAGCGCAACATATCACACAGTACGATTCTATTCGTTTCTTACGTGATTTAAATGCCGCGTTATTAGAATATGGCCCCCAATCAATGGTACAGTATAGCGCTGTTGAGCATATGACTAGAGACGGATCATCGGAAACTGAATACGCCGCATTAATTTTGTACATGGGCTAACTACGCATATAGTCCGGCATGGTCAGTGATGAATCAGCCGGGCGCCATTGAAAACCCCGAACCAAGAACAAGGCTAATTACCGGACTTCGCGTAGTAGGGTGTTTTATCAACAGTCAGCGGGGTGGAATGACAATGTACCATCGAAACGACTATAGCCGTTGCGGGAACAAAAACAGCATAGGGTATAAAGTGGACCAGTTTCCTACCAATTTGCTTATTTAAATGCCCGTACTGTTGGTTTTTACACTGAGCGCCGGCGTAACGCCGGGTGGTCCCTGTGGCGGAATTTGGTATACGCTACCGACTAAAAATCGATGGAATGCAAGTACCCAGGCTGGAATATAATCCTGATGCAACTACATTTGCGAGTTCGACTCTCGCCAGGGATACAAAAAAGATCGAAAGGGCTAAATTGGTGCCCGTCGTTCGCCGACAAAGACGAATCGTCGCAATGCATACCGCACGTTGTTTTTCCTGCGGGGTATAACAAGTTGGTCACGAAGCGGGTACAACCATGACTTACCGAACTGGTTTATTTTTAAAAAACGTTTGTATGAAAATAATCAAGATTGCTATTGCAATTATAACATTCGCTTTGTTCATCGGCTTTTGGGCTTTAATTTCATGGTCGCTGTGACACAATATGCGTGGCAACATTTCTGGTATTGGTGCCTGGCAGTAATCTTTGCAGGCTGCGGGGATGCGCAAATTAGGAAATACCGAAAAAAGAAGTATTTTCACATATCAATAAATTTTATGGAAACAAATCGACTGCCCATCACATGGGTATTTTTGTATGAGTGTACACCTGAGCAGCAGAAGTATCTCAGGCCCTGGCTACAGGCCAATGGGCCGCAGGTTATGCTGCCCATAAGCAGATGTTACATAGGTAGCCACCGCGGCATGATTTTCCAGGTCAATGGTCAGCTTGATCCGGTTATCTCAAAAGGGCTTATTACATATACAAAGTTCGTTGAACTGACGGAATCACCTTTGACACCTGGTACGATAGTAGAAGTACGCCAGCATTTAAACGCCGATTGGTTGGTGCGCGAGTATGCTTCGACCAACCCGCCACGGAAATCAGGTGCGATATATAAAACCAGTGATGGGCATTCTTGGATGTACCTACGCCGGGTTGATGTTTTTGAAGCAAACAGATATAAAGCTGAAAAGCTGAAAGCTGATCTGAAAAAAGCGGCTGAAAAGACAGAATTATACAATCTGAATACCTGGGCCTTCGGTGTCCGCCCGTCTATTGTGGACGGTATGATAGACGGGCAGTACGTTCATTACACGTTCCAACCGGGCCAAATAGGCCCCGATATAAGCAAAGGATGGGCAGTTGTAGCCGAAGGTAATAACGAAATCGCCAAATGGCTGTGGGAAAGAAGTAACTCGTTTAAGTACGCCACGCCAATGACATTCATTGGCATTAATTCTAAAGGCGAGCCCTGTGGATGGAACCATTTGGAATTCATCACAGAAGGATCACATATGCCCGGTGCGGTTAAGCCGTTTAGCATTGTCAAGGCTATACTGCCATTGATTTCACGCGAACACTGGAAAAAACTGGTGGCAGATAAAGAACTACAGCCGCAGTCTTTTAAACAGATGGCTTCGCAGCTTGCGCAATTGGACGACATTTTAAAAGCCTGTCAGTCGGCCTACAATAAGCGCAAAAGTGTTTATCCGCTGGTTGATATGTACGAAATACAGCGTTACCTGGACCAATATGTAAATCAGCATCGACAGGCCGCGAACAAGGTGGCGCAAGCTGAATACGACTGGCTGACCAACATAGAGCCGATGCAGAAACGGCTGGAAGAACTGATGACTAAAATACGTGCTGTATGATCGAAGCATACCCCCTGCAATGGCCTTTAGGCTATCCCCGGACACGATTTCCGTTTCGACATCGAACGTTCAAGCTCGAATCGTTTGATAAGATGCGGAAAGAAATGCTGGCCGAATTTGACCGGCTGAAAGCAACCAATATCGTGATCAGTTCAAATGTTCCGCTGCGCCAAGACGGTATGCCATACGCCGGATTTGAACGGCGGAACATTCCTGACCGCGGTATGGCTATTTATTTCAAGCTGGACAAGGAACAGCGCGTTCTGTGCTGTGATCAGTATGACAACTGGGAAGACAATATGCGCGCCATTACAAAGACTGTAGAGGCCATGCGCGGCCTGGCGCGTTGGGGTGTCAGTGACATCATGAAACGGACGTTTTCTGGGCTCACGGCGCTACCGGCGCCTATGCAGGATGAGAACTGGTGGGATGTGTTAGCTACTGAGCGTTCAGCACCGTGGAAAGTGATTCGGGCCGCATATATTTTCCATGCTAATTTAACACATCCCGATGTGACCCGCGATGATGGTTCAGCTTTCAAACGGATTCAGCAAGCATATTTTTTAGCAGCCAAAGAAAAAGGAGAACGACCATGAATTTTGTAAGATTCAAACAGGCAAATACCCTTATGCAGGCAGCCGAAAAGGACAGATCCTGGGTACAAGATATACCGGCTTATGTCGGCCCCATGCAGTACCAGGATTTTACGATTCCGGTCATTCTGTACGCCTTCAGGCCCACGCCGGCGGAGCTGGCTGACCTTAATGCAGGGGAATTACTATTCATGCAGTTGTGTATGAAAGGATCGCCGCCGCCGGTTAGCCTGCTGACCAATAATCCATTTGAGCCGCCAAAGCGCATCATCGTGTCCGATGAATTCGCTCAGGCCGCTAACCAGGGCATTATGGATCTAGCGGCTAAGGTTGATCAGGATACCTTTGAAAAAGTTCTGCTGGCTATTGGTGAGGCCAGTGTATCTGAGGGCGAAGCCCTGGTTAATATAGCCGTTGGGCTATGCGAGTGGATAGGCGATAAGATGAAAAAAACCTTTGATTCTGAGGTTGAATTTTTGAAAGCGCGGATTGTTCAACAAGATAAAATGTTGAAAACGTACGAGAAAAATGCAGGCATATTTCATGGGCCGAATGGTAATTACCGAGAAAGTTTAGCCATTTTGGAAAAGCATTTGGCGGGAATGGAAAATAATCGGCTTAATTACAAAGATCAGAATTCGGCAGCGTATTTGACATTGACGGCTGAAATTGATAGACTTAAATTTTTAATTAAAGCGACAGTTTTAATTAACGAGACAAAGAAAACAACCTAAACCATGAAATATATTTTACTGCTCCTAATCCTGGCAGCCTGCCATTCGGGGCCCAAATACGCTACTTCAGCTGCCACACTGCGGCGTATTATGCTTGATTCCCTGGCGGCAACAGCGGAAATGAATCTGAATATAGCCGCAGCCTATTTGGATAGTGCCGGCGCCAATCCCAGCGGTAAAAACTACGAAGCCTGGATCGACAGTTCACTTTTCTACATGGGCCGGGCCAGCAATGAGCAAGCACTATACGATAAATTGTGGCCCAAAAAATGACAATTTGGTGATTTAAAACCATTGTTATATCTTTCGGGGTCATATACGTCTGAATGCGAAATGAAGCCACGAATATAAAACACGATCTTTTTGTAACCGAGTACCAAAAAACCGGTAATGTTACAAAGGCTGCTTTGGCTGCCGGGTATCACCCGACCTCAGCCGCATCATCCGGTAGTCGACTACTGAAAGATCCGCGTATCCAGGCGCTAATCAAGTCATACAAGGACAAAGCGTTCAATAACCTGGTGATCACTGAAGAGGCGATTTTAGCTGAGGTAGCTATGCTCGCCTTTTCCCGTATTACGGATATGTTCACGGTGGATGGCGCAATCAAACCTTATCAGGACTGGCCTGATGGTCTGAAAGCCGCGATATCCGGCATTGAAGTGGATGATACCACTAAAATAACATTGAACGAAGAGTATGATTTAGTGCCCGTCTACATCAAGAAATTCAAGCTATGGTCCAAGTCTGATGCACTGGAAAAACTGATGAAAAACAGGGGGATGTTTGATAAGGACAATCAACAAAAATCCGCTAAAATTACTGTCGGCTATGGGGAAGAAATCTAATGGACATCGACGTACAGATAAACCCAAAACTGTTCTGCCCACTTGTATGGCATTTACTTCCGGCACTGCGCGATCCACGAATAAGGTTTATTTATGTGGAAGGTGGGTCATCTGCATCGAAAACGTTCAGTATATGCCAGGGGCTTCTGTGGGACCAGTGGCAGCACGAATACGCCAGCTTGGCTTTCCGACGTTTCCACGTGCATATAAAAGATACCGTATATTCAAGTGGAAAAGCTGCCTTGGCCTCCCTGGGCATCAACAGATGGTGGACAGCACAGGAAGACTTATTGAAGTCGAATGTGTCCCTGGCCAGGATGTCATTCAAGGGCCTGGACTCGGAAGAGAACATAAAGGGCATTGAACTTTTTGATGTTGTGTACAACAACGAGTGGAATCAGTTCACAGAAGGCATGTTTGATCAGGAAAGAAAACGTCTCCGCGGGCGCCCTAATCAAAAATTCATATGTGATTGGAATCCGGTAAGCGCGAAACTTTGGCTATATGAAAACCGAATTGACAAAGATGAGTGGATCGATCTACCCCTTACGGCTGGTGCAGGATGCCCCAGTAAGTATTCCGCCCTGGATACCGGATATGCATTTAAGCGAATCAATAAAAAAGGTAATTCACTATGGATCAAAGTCACCTACAGAGATAACTTTTGGATTGTCGGTCACCCCAGCGGGACGGGTGGTTTTGTAGACCAGGCCACGCTGGACGATTTTGAACAGGATAGGCTTTACAAATCCAACTTTTACCGGGTGTATGGCAACGGGGAACGGGGTGTCATGCGGACAGGTGGTGAGTTTTGGTCAAAGTTTGATGATAGTAGAGATGTGCAGCCCCTGGCATACGATAAAAAATCAGTTGTTCATGTGTCAGTTGATAACAACCGGAAACCGTATGTAACACTGAGTATCTGGCAAGTGGACGAGGCTGACAAAGAGCTGAAGCAGATAGACGAAATTCCGGTTAAGGAACCCAATAACAGCGCCACGAAAGCCGCTGCCGTGTTCGTTGATTGGCTGATCAGATATGACTATAGCGATGTAGTCATGGTGTACGGAGATGCGTCTGCGAAGGCTAAAACAACGGTTGATGATGACAATGCATCATTTTTCGATAAGTTCTTCGCAGAACTGGGGCGTACATATCCGACGATCGACCGGGTTGATAAGAGCAACCCGCCGGTAGGGATCAGTGCCGAGTTTGTAAATGAGATATACGAAAACGGTTTTGATGGCTGGTCTATCACGATCGGGGATAATTGCAGGGTGAGCATAGATGACTACAACAGCGTGAAGATGGATAAGAATGGCGGCATGATCAAGACGAAATTTAAGGATGAGGTTAGTGGTGATACTTACGAAATAAACGGTCACTTTTCGGATGCCAAACGATATTTTGTAGTGAAGGTACTGGAAAACGAATTTCACGATTTTAAACAAAAACGATCAAAATTATATGGCTACTCAGTTTCATAGGGCTGCGCGGAAAAGAGTGTCGCATATTCTGAAGCCTGCAAAATTGATTAAAAAACAGTCCAATAGGTTTACCAAACAGTGGGCGCGTGATCATAAGGGCTATGTGTACGCTGAGACATCGTATACTAACACTGTAGAATTTGATGGCTTTACGGGTGCCCTGACGACCAGACAAGACAGTGAAGGCGCAGTACATCATGAACTGTCGATGGACATGGTTTTTGCCTTTCCAATATCGAATATGCCTTTAGACCCTAAATCGGGTCTTTACCTTTTTAAATAATCCTTACCAATGGCAACACTTACTTTCGATCAAAAGAAAAATGTCATCCTTAAAAATCCGAACAAAGACCTGGTCACCAAAGCCCAGGCCGATAGAATAAAATTAATGATGCATTTGCATGGCGTGAATCTCAAAGATGCCATGAAACGAGAGGACTACTTTGAAAATGCTGATATCTATAAAACCCGTACTGAGGCACCCACCAGCAATAAAGACCTTTTCAGCCGCATTCTGAACCAGGAGGAAATGGTATTCAGTGCCCGCGGCGGATCAGTGCATTTTGGGCTCCAGGAAAAGGATGAAAATAAAATGCTGGCCCTGCTGACCAACGTCAGATATGGCATATCCTTGCGCGATTGGGTGAAAAACTTCGCGCTGTCTGCATACCGGGCCGACCCAATGGGCCTTATTTTCATGGAAACGGACGAACTGTTCACATCTACAAATCCGCAAGATCCGGATTCCGATTACCAGGTGACCACGCCAAAGTGCTACCCCACATACAAATCATCGAAGGGCGTATTCGACTACAACCCGAACGGACGTAGCTTGGAGTATGTGTGTTTCCGGCTTACCCGTAAAGACCTGACCACGTTCGGTGTAGTGGATGAAGACTGGGTACAGCTCCCCGAAGTAGGCAAGCAGCCAAGCATGAGTGAAGAAACGCCGTACTACCGATTTGTTGACGATGCTGAAGACGTCATACTGAAGCAAGTGGATATGAACGTGATTCTGGCGCCGAAGATGAAACAGCAAAATCCCATGCCACATAATTGGAAAACAGTTCCGGCCCTCCTTGCATCGGATTTGATCCACTTTGAACACCCTGGCTGTTTTGCCTCGCCTGTCCACTACTTGGTCGAACTGGCCGACACATTCCTATATGACCGGTCAATACGGGATCTTCAGAAGAAATACCACGGCTTTGCCAAGGCTATTGAACCCATGCTGAAGTGTCCGTCCTGTAACGGCACCGGTCAGGCAAAAGGATCGGCCTGCCCGGACTGTACGCCTGCTGGACAGAACAAAGGAACCGGTTTTAAGCTTAAAACCAAAATTAGTGATGTAGCTAAATTTCCGTTGGAAATACTGGAAAAAACAAGTTTTGATTTCAGGAAAATTTTCGGCTATGTGGCCCCTGAAATTGCCACCTGGACAAAGCAGGATGAAAGCGTCATGAGTCAGGAAGATCTGATGTACTACACATATTGGGGTACGAGGCGTGATATGCCTGCCCAGGGGCCCAGCAAAGGTCAAAATCTCGAAGAGACGGCTACCAAGACCCTGGCAAACCTTCAGCCCAAATATGCCAGGCTAAACGCCACGGCTGATTGGGCTGAAAAGACTGAAACAGCAATCGCTGACTTTATAGGCGTATTCTGGTTTTCTGAAAAATTCAAAGGTTCACAGATTGCATATGGTCGGGATTACATCTTAGAAACTGCGCAGGACCTGATTGATGCATACTATGATGCCCGTGACAATGGTGCGTCCGATGTGCTGCTGGATGAAATGTATGCCCGGTATTTACGGTGCACATTTCAGAATCAGCCTAACGAACTGGCTAAGTACATGAAACTCCTAGCGGTTGAACCTTTTCCACATCTGACCAAGGATGACATAAAGACCCTGTCACCTGTTCCAGAAGATTTTTACTCAGAATTGTATTTCCGGGAATTTGTTCTTACCTTAACGGATTCAGAAATTATATCGACAGAAGTCCCTGCCCTTCAGGCGCAGTTAAAAGCGTTTGTTGTGGCTAAGGCCATACCACCGCCAATATTACCGGGGCAAACAATGGGACCTGATGGTAAACCGTTGCCACCGGTACAGGCTGAGGCCCAGGGAGCAGCAGCCGGTGCGCAGCATGGTAAAGGAGAGGTTCAGGAGGCAGTAGATCAAGCATAGTTTATTAACCGATTAAAAATAAAAACCATGATCAAAAAGTACGTGCCGGTGCATCACGCCCTGGAACAAACCACAGAAAACGAGTGGGTAGAAAAGTTTTCCGGCGCGCCCGTTGAACTTGATGAAGATGATGCAAGTGATCGCAATGATCAATTTGAAGCAACAGGTGTTGCATATAAGCCTTATGTTGCTCCTACTGCGCCTGCCGCTGAAAACGAGCAGAAGGCTGAAACCGGTGTTACAGGACAGCCTGAAAAAGCATTCCATGAGCATACGATCACATCCAGTGATGGGGAAAACGAGCTTTTCAAAGGCTTCGCGGTTGGTGACATCGTTCGCGTGTTCGATGATAATATGACTCAGCTTATGGGCCATTTACCCGAACAAACGCACGATCTGCCTTAACAAGGATCTACTAAAATCAATATAGTTTTATGGCAATTTTGCATCATACAGTACGAAAAAAGATGATCCGTGTCCACGGACATCTGAAAGAAGATCCCGCAGCTTTGCGGGCTGCACTGTTGACGGACGATGTTTTGATGACGGAAGCGGACGCCGATGTCATCATGGCTGAGATTATGGATCCGGCTCCTGAAGCATCTGGCACGGGAACACAGAAACAAGCAAAGCACGAAGCTGCGCCCCCGGCGGCAGCGCCAACAGCCAATGTGCGGCAGCCTAAAGCAACGACACCGGTTATATCCTCTGATCCGGCGAATGACTTTGGTTCGTCCGGAATGCGCGAACTCCTGGATGGCCTGGACTATCATGCAGCCGGTGGATTTCGGGGAAAGGCGTTTGAAAAGTATATGGAAGCGTTCAACGGAATATGGGAACCCAGTGAAGAGGCAAATGAAATGATTTGCCTTGAAGCCCCGTACCTCAACGATAAGGATGCCTACTTCTTTGAGCAGTATTCGGTCACGTCTATCAGGCTGCAACTATACCCCGGCATGAAAGACAGTCCGAAAGTTCTTCGTGGGGTGCGGTTTAACAAAGACAAGCCTGTTTCCACGACCAAGATCAAGGTTTTCCAGGCCCGCGAACTGAACGCCCAACTGGACACCGACTGGGCTACCAACGGGCACGGTATTATTTATCTACTCAAAAAAGACTAAGGACATGGCACTGAAACAAGCGGTAAAAGATAAATTAAAAGCCCTGGGTCTGGATGTCGATAGGCTGGAAATTGCTATCAAAGATGCGGCTGAGGTAGATTTAGATCCCGCAGCAATACCGGATATCGTTCCAATGACCCAGGCACAGTTGGATGCCCGTGATGCGCAAATGAAAACCGAAGGTAAGACGGAAGGCGAAACACTTACCAGGGGTATTATCATAAAGGAAATTGGATCCAAGCTGAATATTACCGTCAAGGACACAGCCCGAATCGGTGATCTTATTGGTGAAGTTCAAAAGGCAATCAATGCTGACGGGAATACGAAAACAGCGGCATTGCAGGAACAGGTGAACGCCTTGACAGCCGACAAAGAAAAGCTGACGGGTGAGGTCACGGCAGAACGCACCAAGGCATCAGCAGCCCAGTTCGACAGTGAACTTATTGCCCATTTTCCCGTTGGCCGCAGCGCGGATCTGAGCGATAGCGAACGTCTGGGACTGCTTAAAATGGGACTCCAGTTTGAAAATGTAGATGGCAAAGTTATTGTGAAGCGTAATGGGACCATTGTCAGCGATGATAAGACCAGGGCACCTAAAGCCGTAGGTGATGTCATCAAAGAGTACTTCACCGAAAGGAAATGGGATGTTGCTACCGGTAAAGGTGGAGGCGGACGCGGGGGTGATGACGACAAAGCAAACGGCGGTGGCAATAATGGTCTGAAGAAATTCAGCGCGTTCAAAGCGGACTGGGCAGAGAAAAACCCAAATGAAAATCCAAACGGACATGTATTTATGGATGCCGTCAACAAGCACGCAGCTGCTAATACTGATTTTGATTACAATACTTAACCCAGCACGGGTTTTCAGGGTACATTAAATCACGGCCTGGGTTTTTACCTGGGCCTCTTTTAAATCTACATTATGCATAAATTTTTATTGCGACTGTGGCGAAAGTGGTGCATTTTTTGGCATATCTTGTGGTTCCACAGACGACCGCATAAGGTCAAATTAACCGTAAATATTAACCTTCAAAAAACAAAAATTATGGACAAAACATCTGGTTTAGTCGGGACTATTGACCTGGCATCCCTTTCACTGATCGACACAACGGTCACACCTAACGTACCTATCGTGGGTGCCACCTTTGCAAATGTAGCTGGTGTCTCTGCTGACCCTACGATCGTCACAGATACCGTTGACCCGGTTGATGCTACTGAACTGGATATTGCATTGGTCGGCCCTGGCGTAACTGACGTGACAATCACGGCTGATACAAAATGGACTGATCCTGCCGGCGCTGGCGCCCAATCAGGTACACTGACTGCTGTTCTCGAAGTCACTGTAAGCCCTGCCGCTACATCTACCCCTGACAATGTGCAGCTTGAAATCAGCGTCGTTACAAAGAGCGCAACCATTGCGCCCGCGGCTGCTGCATAAGCTTTTGCGTATTTGATAGAATCTCCTGATTATTAATAATTAGGAGATTTTTCATTTTAGAAATAAAGTACTATTTTAGCATATCTCTTATTCGCGGCTGACTGATGGATAGTGCGCGGGTCGCTCCCGAGTTAGACCCCAGCGCCGTGGAATAAGGGGACCTGTGATGTAGGTTTTTTGTAGATTGGAACGAAAAACCGAATAACGAGGCGTTCAACCCCACGCCTACAATTGCTAAATGAGTATTTTTGGCAAAGAGATCACAGGGGGTTGCCGGTTTTAGGGTGGTCTAAAAAACCGTGGCCGACGGCTGTACGTGGTAGTTACACGACATTAAGTCTGAACTTTAAATAGGTTCAGGCTTTTTTATTTTGTGGTTTCGAAGAACTGTGTATCTTTATTCCCAATTCGGGGTAGGTTACCCCATTACAGGCGGCGCCTGGCAATCTGAAACAATCTTCTTTCATTTCCTTCAAACATCACAGCTATGAGCGATTACGCTACAGCGGTGTTGGCCAAAGGACAGGCAGTTGTCGCCGCCAAGTATAATACCGCAGAACAACGCCGTCAGGTGCCCACCGTCATGGGATTAGCACTGAAGAACCAGTCCTATTCCATACCCGATGCAAACGAACTACGCAAATCCCCTTTGCGTCCTGTCGAAATCAACTACTTTACCAACGTCGCACCCGGCACAGGAACCGCGAAAGCCTATAACCACACAGGTACATACGGCGATACCGGAAAAGTAACGCTGGTCTATATCTCCGTTGTTGAAACGATCGGGTTACCCCGGAAAATCGCTGATAACAACATCATCACGTACCAGGCCATGTTCAACAACCTGTACGAAATGAAGTGGAAAAACCTTCGCACCCGCCAGGACAATGCAGCTTTGGCCTTCCTTTACGCCAACCGTACGCAGATCCCTGCTGCAACCATGAACCCCAGCATTGCAGCAGCAAATGCGGCCACGTACAATGCCGCGAACTTTGCCCTTGAAATTGGACAACAGCAGAAAAACCTGTTTATTCAGGGTGTCAAATCAACGATGTCCAGCCGGTTTTACGCTGGTGAACTGGATCTGGTTACCGACCTTCAGCTGGCAGCTAATTTTGAATTTCAGATGAACCAGGGCGCTGGTAACTACCAGGATCTGGGCTTTCAATTTAACGGATGCAGCATCAACAAGACACAGGTTCCTGTTGACACGACCTACCCCCAGGGCGCGCTTTTCGCGCTGCCACAGGGGATGTTTGCCGGTCTGAACTGGAATGAAGCACTGAACAGGCGCGGTGTTGACGGCGGGGATACGTCTTCCATTGGTATTCTGTCTACAGCGGCTGATCCGTTCGGATCAGGGGCTATCGCGGATCTATCTATGTACACACAAAGGGGTGATACTTCCGGTGTTACCACTTCAGGGTCTACGCAGGACATCATCGACCAATGGGAACTTACCCTGACAATGGCATATGCACTTCCGCCGTTGTCACTGACAGGTGATTCTGTGGTTCATGAATTCGCACTGACTACCTAAAAGACAGGGTTTTTGCCCACTATTTCCCACATTCCAACACTTCAGAGATGAAAAAGTATATTTTATGCGCCTTTGCTTCGGTCCTTTTCGTGGCCACGGCATCGGCTCAAAACGGGATGGCTAAAATGATGCCCCTTACGGCTGGTGACACCGTTGTTAACACCGCGGTGATCACTAAGATTCTGTCCACGGTCACCGGGGGCTACAGCGGACTGGTGATCCAACCTCAGACGGTTGTCATCACAGGCACCCTGGCGGGCACCATGCAGCTGTTTGCGTCAGCCGATGGCGTAGATTACCAACAGCAAGTTGACAGCACCCGTAATATTATGGGATGGCGCCCGGCACCTATCTGGTATGTACCCTACCCGCACGCGAATTTCTACAAACTGGTGTTCACCGGGGCCGGTACTGAGACGGCCCAGTGGAATATTTATTACAGGTACGCACTTTTCCAGACCCACTAATGGCCATAAAACCCATATCGCGTGCCAACATAGTCCTAATTGCGGGCTTTTCCGATGGTTTTCCAGTCGGCGCAATGGGCTATGTTGATACGTCATGGGTTGGATGGAATGCCTGGATTGAACGGCGCAGCACAGGTGGCACACTCGTTGATCAAGCTGTACAGCCTGAAGGGGCTGAAATAGCTTTTCTTGAAACAGGTGGTTTTAATCTATTGCTATTTGGTGATTTCTTCACTGCTGGCGAGATTATCACCGTCCATTTTGACGATCAACTGGAAAATGTTGCTCCTGTACCTATCAGTTCTATTGATGGCATTAGCAATGGATTCAATCTGCTGAAGGTGTTCGCAGCCTTCACTGATCGTTTAGGCTGGCGTCAACCCACACTGTCAACGTTTAAACCGGTGTTATCTGCCGACAACTTGGCCAGCGCCAGCCATCGCACCTACGAAAGTTTCCATGCCATGAGTCGGCTCCCGCCACTGTTGGCCGCGCAACCTGACCCAAACATTTCATCGGATGATTTCAATTCGATGCTCCAGTATATGGAGCAGGATTGCATCACCCGGTGTCTGAATGCTGTCTTTTGCGAACCCCAGATGGTGGAACATGACCTGATCTACTCCCGGATATCGAACATACGTCAGGTAGTAATACCTAATACCGGCAATTTTGCTGGCTACCGTATCAAGGTATCAGACGGTGATTATGCCTGTCTTTTAAATAAGGTGGCCTTTTTCTTCGATGGCGTGGTCTCGTTCAACCTCTACCTTTTCAATGACCTGACGCTGTTACCCCTGGTGACGATTCCCGTTACCACGATGGCCAACAGTCAGACGGTTGTTGATTTGTCACTGCTGATCAATTACATCAGTGATAACAAAGGGGGCCTTTTTTACCTGGGCTATTTCCAGGATGATCTGGGGGATGTTCACGCCCTGGATGAACAATTGAATATGTGGGATGATTCAAAGCTGTACGGGGCCTACCCATTCCAGTCACCCCGTGTGGCTGGCCAGTTGGATTTCAACCGCATCAACCCATCTGTGGTTTTCCGCAGCTATGGAATGAGCGTAGAAGTCAGCACATACAATGATTTCACCCAGCGGATCATCGAAAATGCGTCAATGTTCGACGAAGCCCGTGGGCTGCTGATGGCCGTGATGGTAATCGAAGAAATTCGATACTCCCAACGGACAAATGCGCAGGAACGCATTGCGGCTGAAGTGTCTAAAAACCTTCAGATGGATGTGAATCTGGCAGCCCCTGGAATGCAGCAGCCATATGTAGCCGGTCTGAACTATAGGCTTGAAAGGGAATTCAAGCGACTTTATAAAACTTTTTTCCCTGCACGGGAACCCGCTTCAGTTGGTATTGGCGCGGACTACGACAGGGAGGCATTTGCATACGATACGTTTGACATCAAAAACCTACCTCCACGTGAGCGTTTTTACTAAGCCAAACCCGGTGGGCGTGGATATCAAGATCCAGAATTTCCAGACATTGCTATACAGCACACTGGTAAAGAAATGGAACTTAGATCCGGTAACTGATTGGGACTGTTACGGCAGAGCCTACAGGAACCAAAATGATAACACAGGGGGATATGTTCCGGAAGCTTTTGTTGGTGATACGACCATTGATAGCGAGTATCAGGAACTGTTTTTTGATGATACAAAAGCCGCTGTATCGTTCTTTGGGGTGGGTGAAACAAGCACCTACGGGGGCGCACATGGGGCCGGGACGGCAACAACCCCTGTTTTCTGGGTCATGTCCTGTGATGTCACACGCTTAAAGCCACTGATCATCGGATACCGGGCAGACGAAGAAATACGAAACGATGCGCAGCGGGCCTGTCAGGCGCCCATGTGGGGCATGATGATGACAGGCTGGGTAACGGGAATTGATAATGTGTTCAAAGAGTATCCGGGCTTCAGGAAAAAAGACGGCCTACCCTATAGGGACATGCAGAAATTCCACTGTTTTCGGATAAACTTTGATCTTACATACAACATAAGGGATTGCAACACATTACTTAAATCTTTTTAATTTTTAAACCATGCAACTATCACAAATTTCCTGCCTTAACAACGCGCAAAATACGGGGGTAGATGCGTGTTTCCTTGATCCTAAAAGGATCGTAGGTATCATTTTGACCCCTCGTAATTATCAGGTTGCTGCAGCAATCATCACTACCGGTCTGGCTGGTGTGTTGACGCAGTTGCAAGCTGACATAAACAATACGTCCAAGTCCGCCAGAATCTACCCGGTCAACGGGTTTGAAACAGGCTCTGACTCTTCTGAAGCGCTGGTTGTTCAGACTATGTCTTACGGCGGCAAGCACGTTGTAAGGGAAGGGATGCTCGATTGGGGTTATCAGTTCGTCAACGGTGGTCTGAGTCTGTCAAAAAAGCTCCGTAGCTTCAATGGGACGGGTCACGATTTTTTCCTGATCGACAGTGATAACAATCTGATCGGCACATCAGGCACTGATGCAACGGGTTCCCCTTGTCTCCAGGCTATTTCTATCTCTAACGGATTCTTCTGGTGCATTCCCTGGAAGGTCAATGAAGGTACCAAAATCGCAGAATATGCGGTCCGTATAGTCTTCCAACCCCAGTTCATTAATGACCTGGTGCAGTTCATAGCTTTCGGGGCATCTTACAATCTGCCTACTCTGTTAACGGGCCTTCAGTCTATCATATTGACCAGTCCATCAGCGAACGCAACAGCCGGATCGTACAATATCGTTCCGTATACTCAGGATAGCAAAACTAACCTGTATGATACGCTCGACACGGAACTGGTTGCCGCATCCTGGGTTGCCACCAATGATGCCGGATTGCCTATTGCGATCACTTCGGTAACGCCTGGCGCCGCTGTAGGTGGTGCGGGCATCGGCGGGTATGTTATCGCGCTTAGCACTGCGGATCCAAATTATCCAACGGTTGCGGGTAAAAAGGTGACGATTAATTTCGCTTCGCCTTCGGTACTCACTACCAATGGAACGCCGGGCCTCGAAGGTATTCCCGTGTCGATCGTACACAACTAAAATTTCCTTATGAAATCGGTCACATACGAAGGCACAAGTTTTAACGCGGATTGGATGGTCGCCATAGGGCCAGAAGGGTTTGTAAAAGCCCTTCTGGACAATCCCTTCGTCTTCCCAAAACTCCCGGCAGCCGATAAAGAGAAAGCCCTACGGGATTGTTTCACGGCTATTACCGGGATCAGCGCCGCGCCACCTGTAAAGGTTGAGCCTGACCAAATTGAAAACAAAGAGCCGGAATAATCCGGCTCTTTTCACCTTTATGTCATGGGCAGTCCAGCTGAATTTTCCAGACTTTTGAAAAAGATCAGTGTCCCAGACTTGATCACAACGGCTTTAGAGGACACCAAAGATAGCATCTTGGTACTCCAAAAGGATCAGTTGAAACATGGGCTGGATAGTTCAGGCAACGCGATACTACCGGAATATGCCAGCGACAGTTATGCGAAAAGGAAAAATCAGTTAAATAGCATCCCGCAGTTGGGAACTCCGGATCTGACCTTATCAGGGGATCGTAATGATGCAATGACAGTAACTGTTGACGGTGTGGAAAAGATTGTGTTGAACTCCAGTGTGGAGTATAACCAATATAATGAAGAACGATACGGGGCTAATCATCTTTGGGGGCTTACCCCGGATAACCGAGCAAAGTACGTGGTCGAAAATTTACGACCGGCTATGAAAACAGCTTTGACAGATCAAACTGGAATAACATGAGTTGTGCAGATTGCATTGCCCGCAGGGAAGCCTACCGGGCACAAAAAATGAAAGTAGTAGCTGAAGCCACGAAATATGCGAAAAATAATAATATCAGTGTGGTCATTTATCACGAAGGCCCTACGTGGAAATTCATCGATATCGACAGTGCCCACGCCAAAGGCATCGACTTCCGGGAAGTTATCCCGGTCCCTGCATGAGATTACAATAGAGCAGTTTATCTGCTGTATTTGCGATCATAATTACCGGGTTCTGATTCAGTCGGGCGAATGTACAGATGCTGAGGTCATGGGAGCCTGGGAGTCGATATACGAAGATTACCTGGATTCGATGAAAGACAATGAGCGGGGGTACGTGATGAAACTGGCGTCCGAAATAAACGTAATGCAGACCCGGATTAACGTGGTAAAGTTGATCATTACCCGTTTTAAATATGCTGGTTTTTCCCCGGAAATATATGCCGAACTGCAAAAGCATATCATCGTGGCCGGGGGGTGGAACAAAGCAGAACCGGAAAAAAGTCTGAAGCGTATAGAAACTCTAGCCAAAACACTCGACCGTCAGCTGGCATCAAAAATCGCAGAATATGACCGGGTGACACCGGCCAAAGAGGGCGGCCCAAAAACAGACAGGGATGCATTTGTATCACTAATCATCCACGTAGCAAAGTATATGGGCTTTATGATTAACCGGCATCACACGCCGATGGCAGAATTTGTTGGTATGCTGGTTAATCTTAGGGATCACTATTCGAGCCAGAAACGTAAGGATGCAACTAAAAATGCAAAGTAAATGCCAGGGGAAGAACTCATAACGAAATTAGTTGATCTTGCACAGGCTGAAGCCAACCTCGATGCGTTCATTGCCTTGGTGGATAAGGCTGATGAACGCATTAAGGCCGTTGGTGCTTCGATGGCCGCCATGTCATCAGCTGGTGGAGGTAGTACCTCGGCTAAGTTCAAAAGTGACACAGACGCCCTGGTAAGCCAGAACAAAGCCCTTATTGCATCTCTCCAGGCCCTGTCCGCCGAAGGGGGCAAACGTGTACGGTCACAGGAAGCCCTGAACAGTGGTCTTTTAGAACAGCAAGCACTCACACGACAGGCCACAGCGGATAACAAAGCTTTGGCCGCGGCCACGTCCGAACTGGTGAGCCCCTACCAACGATTAAGCGCACAGGTATTCATTGCCCAGACGGCCACCAAAAACCTAGGGGCAGAATTGCTTGAAGCAAAAAAGAAATTTGGTGAAAACAGTGCCGAGGTTCGTAAACTTCAAACAGAGTTTGACACTGTCAGTAAAAAGACGCTTTCTCTGGCTGAAGACTTGAAAAAATTAGATGCGTCCGTAGGCGATAACCGGCGCAATGTTGGTAATTACATTGGGGCTATATCCATTTTGGAAAAATCACTGGCAGACGTTAATTCGCAGATGAAAAGTCTGGAAGCCACAGGCCAGCAAAATACTGAAGCCTATAAGGTCCTAAATAATCAATCACAACAGCTCAATGTCATTTTAGCCCAGCAGGCCAAGGGTTTTGCCTCCCTGTCTCGCGAAGTGGCTTTCAATGAAAAAGCCCTGGAAACACTTTATGCAGCCGGACTTGAAGGGACAAAAGGCTACGAAGAACTGGCACAGGCCGTGCGGGAGGCCCACAGGGATCTGAACGAAATGCGCAAATCCCAGCAGATGTTGGAAACAGATGCCCCTGCCCTCACTGCTGTGACAACAGCGGCCAAGGGGCTGGCAGGGGCATATGCCGTAGGTGCCGGCGTATCTGCACTCTTTGCCGACGGCAACGAAAAAGTAGAAAAGGAATTACAGAAATTGATTGCAGTGATGACAATCCTGCAAGGGCTCGAAGAAAGTAACGCTTTCTGGAAACTCCGCAGCGCCATTCTTACTTCTTTGGTCGGACTCCAGGAAAAAGCCCTGATTGGTTGGCTAGCCATCAAGACCTGGGTGTTGAAAGGGACGACAACGGCCCAACTAGAAAACACAGTGGCTGTAGAAGCCGCCATACCGGCACTCGAAGCTAATACCGCAGCTACTGAAGTACAGGCAGCCGCCAACGAAGCTTTAGCAGTCAGCGAAGACACGGCAGCCGCTGCGGGGGTTGCCCTGCGCTTGGTGCTTATTAGCTTAGGGATTGGGGCTGTTATTGCTCTGATCATCGGTATTGTAGCCGTTATGGCGGCCTGGAAAAAAGCTGATGTTGACGTGGTGAAAAGCCTTGAAGATATTGCGAAAGCGCAGAAAGAAGTGGCCGAAGCTCAGGGGGAATTTGATGACACCATTGATAAGTCAATGGGTAAAATGACCGAATATCTGAAAGGCCAACTGGCGCTGTATCAGGCGCAAGGCGCTGACCAGTATAAACTACTGGCTATTAAGCAGGAAATCGCAGCACATGAAAAGCTGGTAGCTCAGGGTCAGATTGATGCCTTGTCTGCAACGCGCACAGTTCAGCTGCAACGCTTAAACGACATTGAAAAATATGAACGCCAACGTGTAACGGCCCTTGGCCTAGCACGGGATGCCGATCAGAAGTATTTTGATACCGGCGATGAAATGTACAGTAAGATAGCCGAGAATTTTAAAAAAGTAGCCGACCTCAATAAAGATCAGGCTGAAGCTATACAAGGTGATTATGACAAAGGCGTCAAAGCAAACGAGGATAAAAATGCAGCTATACAGGAACAGGATATCCTCGCGGCTGAGGCAGCTAAAATGCGTGCCGATGACCTTACAAAACTTACGGAAGCAACAGCGAAAGTGAGAGCTGAAAAGATCATTGAAGCCAATGAGTACATTTTAAACAATGACAAATCAACGCAAGAACAGCGAGTAGTAGCCTTGCGGGTTGCTACTGCTGCGCGCATTAATTTAATCGAATCTGAGAACCGCGCACAAAAGGCTTTAGACCCAAATGGACATGATGTAATGGATAAAAATGCCGCCGGTGCAGTGGCAGCAGCGAAAGTCGCAGAAAAGGAACAGGAGCAAAAAATTGATGATGATTTTGCTGCCCGTCGTCTGGAAGCAATCTATAATCAGAATAGATCCATTGTGGAAGCTGATGCGGATGCACAGCTTAAAATATCAGAAGATACTGAAAATAGCCTTAACACAAGGCTATCCGCGTATTCCGATTACGTGAAAGACCAGAAGAAACTGGTAAACGATCAAATCGACAATGAAATTGCAAAAACCAAACTTCTGACCACAGAACAGCGGGCAGCCCTGGAGCAGCAGCGATCATCCAAACTCGAAGGCATTGACAACACAGCAGCTTATAAAACGCCAGAAATTGCAAAAAGCGCCCTTGACACGGGTGAAAAATCAACTGAAACCGGTAATGATATAGAATCGATGACGGGGCAGCTTGTTGCACTTAAAGCCCTGGATAAAGAACTTGCCGAAGGCGCGATAACGCTTAGAAAATACAACGAAGAGAAAGATAAGCTATCCGACAATACCGCAGCAGCGGTTTTGGAGAAACAGACGGATGCATTAAAAATGCTCCGTACAGCATATGAGCAATACGGACTCGACACCCAGGCCATCGATAAGCAGATTGCAGAGAATGAACTGCATATGGAAGATGACAAGACCAAAGCCCTGGAAAAAAGTCTGGAAGAGCGCAAAGAATTGCAAAAGGAATACGCCCAGGCCACGGAAGAACTTGTCAGCAAAACCTCGGATCTTATTTTCTCTTTAATGGATGATGGGGTGGAGCGCCAGAAAAATGCGCTCCAAAAACAGCAGGAACAGCAGGATTTAAATTACTCAAAACAACTACAGGCCATACGCGATTCATCAGCCAGTGAACAGGCTAAAGCCGCTCAGACCATACAGGTAGAAGCTGAAGTACAGGCCACGAAAACGCAGAATGCCAATAAACAAAAGCAGCTCGATATCGAAAAAGCTAAATTCGACAAAGCTGCATCCCTGGTGAAGATTACAGAATCCACAGCAGTGGCCGCAATTCAAGCATTATCATATGGTCCGGTGACCGGGGAAATTTTTGCTGCCTTTATTATCGCGGCCGGCGCGCTTGAATTTGCCAAAGTCGCCGCAGCACCGCTACCGGCTTACCGTGACGGCACTATGTCTGCCGTGGGTGGTTTGTCACGGGTATCTGAGGAAGGCCAGGAACTGGCCATTGAACCGAGTGGGCGGGCTTATCTTACGCCGACTAAAGAATCAATCATGAATGTCAAAAAGGGAACCAGGATCATATCAGCAAAAGAATTGAACGGCAGCATGAGTAGCGGGCTTATGGTTGATATGCATGGTATGCTTGTGCCTGCTGATAATAAGACAGCAGAAAAAATAGAAGCGCTCACCCATGCAGTATACCACAACACTGACGCAACGGTTCGAGCTATAAAAAAGATAAATGTACGCCCGCAGATATTTATTCAGGATAAAACGGCTTGGAACCATTACTTAGAAACGCACACATAAATGGCACTGATAACAACAGAAGATTGGCTTTTTTTCATCACGAATCTATCGGGGCAGGCTTACTATGTCGATCCCCACGGAAACGTCAGTACCTGTTCTGTTGTTGATCCTCGCGCCTGGTTACGCTCTGCCCCTGATGGCTGGTTACAGCAGCAGGTTAAATTTGATCGTAAAAAGGAAAACTGGTCTTTTAACAGGACATATGCGGCCCCGTTGAAATTCGTAAATGATGGCGCCATTATCCTGCGGTACCTCATGTACCAACAGCAGGGGATTGAAACACCGGCTTTTTTCACTGGGATGAAGTATGACCCGGCCCTGGGGTACTATGACACCTACTATGCGCTTGGCGAAATTGATCTAAGCCAACCCGATGATTTCCCGGTGTCAGACGTGACTGTAAATATCATTGAAGGGGGTCTGCTGAAGATCCTGAAGTCTTTTGAAAAAGACATTATTCAGATCCCCCTGGATGGATCAATAGCTGAAAATGTGGTCATCGATATGCAAGGGCTGATGTTCCAGGCCCAGTTCATCTATGGCATCATACCAGTTCAAATGAAGGCTAAAGGGGTTTTCGTTCCTTTTGTGCTTCAGACTTCCCAGGGCAATGATGTGGGTATTCAGAAAGGGAGTCAGACCTATCAGGAATTCGACCCTACCAACCTGGGCACTTTTAACCAGCTTTTGGCTGACAGCATAAATACGGGGCTCATTAGCCAGAACCCCCTGACCAACGTAAATATTGCTGGCCCGATCACATTTGCTGGGAATCTGGTGAATGGCTGTCTGGTAGTGTGGACCAGCTTGAACAACGTATATCCACTGGTAAATACAATCAATCCGGGTACCCGTGTCCCTACGGGTGCCATCGTGGCCGGTGAAATCTATGATGTGGATGTCACTATTCCGCTGCTGGCCGCCGGGGAAATTCCTTTTGTGTTCATGATCACATCAGACGGCACGTTTGACTTTTTCTTTAATGCTCTGCCTTTCGATATCACGTTCAATAGTCAGTTTGAGGACACCACCACAATTGGTATAAGGCCATTTGATGCCCTGACTCTTATTTTACAGGGGATCTGCTACAAGGCGTTCCCGTATCCGCAAAATAAGGTGTACACGGTGTCCAGCAACCTTTTGCAGCAATATGCCCACATTGTAATGACATCCGGCGCCGCACTCAGAAACGAGCCAAACGCCACGCTTAAAACGTCGATCGGGGAATTTTTCCAGGCGTATGACGCCCTGTTCTGTGCCGCAATGGGAAGCCTGGGGGTGCCCGATTATCCGGGGGAAATTCTTTCTTTTGAAAAGGTTAGTTCAGTGATGGACCCCAGTGTGATTACCCTTGAACTCGGTGAAGTGTCCGAACTGCACATTAAGCCCGCTACGGACCTGATCAGTAACGGTATTGAGATTGGGTACGAGGAACAGAAATTTGATGAAAAACAGGGCAACATCGATTGGATGACGACCTTACAAATGCGCGGTCCGGTCATGCGTGGGTCTACAAGTAAGTACAGCAAAATATGCCCTTATATAGGCTCCCCCTGGGCGGCTGAATACGTTCGGTTCCTTGTGGGTACATCCAACACAACCAATAATAAAAGCGACAATAAGACCTTCATTTTAAACGTTGATTTCAGTCAGGTTGAAAATGCGGTTGCCACGGCTTTCGGAACTTTGGGCCAGTACTATGGCTCGGGTTTTCAGCAGCCGGATGCGCTTCAGGGAACTAACCGGGGTCAGTTCATGCAGTGGCATAACATCAACGGTACTGGTATTGCTACTGACCTGGCAATCCTTACCCGGCAATCCGCCGGTGACACGCTCGGATACGCCGGCGTCAATGACACGGTGACAATGACCTTATCTTGCCAGGTCACGTTCCGCGGTGATTTGAGTATCCACTATTTTAATACCACTGACTTTCTGGGCAGCGTCCACAAACGCAAAGAACTGATCGGGCCCGGCGTATACAAT